TCACCCCACCTTCACGCCCCAGAACGAGGTCTGATCCGCCGCGAAATACCCATCCGCCGCGCGGAAATACCCCTGCAGCTCGACGGTATCGCCCGCGGTCAGCGACACCATGGTCTGCAACCAGAGCGCCGTCGCCTCCGAGACATGCGCGCCGCTGATCTCGCCCCGCGAGCCCCGGATCTCGGTCGTCCCGTTCAGGACGAGCCGCCCGGACATGCGCGCCGACGTGCTGGAATTGATCTTGTAAAGGAGCGTTGCGCCAAAGAGGTAGGTGCCGTCCGCGGGCGCCACGAACCAGTTGTTCGCGGCATCGAACGCGCCCTGGTCGTTGTAGTCGGTGTTGTTGATGCCGATCTTCGTCCAGGTGCCGACGCCGACATAGTTGTCATAGTTGGTGTACGCCTTGAACCGAGGCAGCCGGGGCTGGTCGACGACGCCAGTGGTGTTGTCGACGCTGAGCCCGTCGAAGAAGGTGCTGCCGTCGGCGGAGACCGCGAGGCGGAAGTGGTCAGAGCCGAAGAGCCCGACCAGCGCGCGGGTAGAAAAGCCGGTCTGCAGGGTCAGCCCGAGGTCATTGCCCGCAGCTTCCTTGTTCATCGTGTAGAACAGATCGCCCGAGCCGCCCTCGGCGACGGTCTTCGCCGTCCAGAGCGCGGCGTTCAGCTTGGCCGAGAACGGGTGCACAGCATCCGCTGTCGTACCCAACCCGAGCAGCGCCATGTTCTGCAGCGCGTCCGGGGTGGTCCCGACCCAGCCGGCGCCGTCGTAGACCAACAGCAGTCCCTCGTCCTCGACCCAAGCCCGCCAGCCAGTGCGCGGCGGCAGGCGCAGCCAGGCGCCGTCGGTCCAGAGCGCGACATTCAGGTCCCAGCCCGCCCAGTCGCCCGTCGCGCCGGAGCCGACGATGTAGCGGTCGCCGTCGGCGGGGCTCCCCGGCGGCGCTGTCAGATCCCGGTCGATGACCGAGAGTTGGACGAGCCCGTCGAGGATCCGCAGCGCCTCATTGTGGGTGACGTGCTTCCGGGCCTGCGCCGCCAGGATGTACGGGAGCAGGAGATGGGTGGTGGTGTCGGACATCGGGTCGCCTTCAGAAACTCAGCGTGACGGTCTTGGGCGCGCCTCGGCCCACGAGGGCGGAGAGCTGGAAGATGCGGATGTCGAGGCTGTCGCCAGAACCAAGCGGCGCGCCCCAGTCGGCGGTCTGCTGGGCGGCGGTGTAGAGCGCGCTGGTCGTGGTCGTGCTCAGCACCCGCTTCACGGAGGGGGGAGCCTGTCCCGAACCTGATCCGGGATCGAGGATCTCGACCTCGTAGGCTTCGAGCTCCTCGGTGAGAGGCACCTCAAGCCCGCCCCAGCTGTCGGCCGAAAGCGCGCGGGATCGGCGCGTCCAGCGGATGGTCAGGTCGCCGGGCGCATGCGGCCTGCGCCAAGGCTGTTCCACATGGGCCACGGAGAACGGTCGCAGCCCGACGCCCTCGGGCGCGAAGGCCTGCGGCACATAGGTCTCGTCGCTGACCGGACGGCTTGCGGGGCCGATCCGCCAGTTCCATGGGATGCCGAGATCGGCCTCAGCGATCGGCAACGATGCCAGACTGTCGTCGAGCACCACGACCCGCGCGCCAGCAGGCGCCGGGTTGCCCATGGCGCCCTCGGTGCCGCGCTGACCGCGCAGGAGCCGGGTAAGCTGATACCGACCCGGCGCCAGTAGCTCGGCCGCGCCCGCCTGCGCGATCTCCCAGACGCCCGGCGCGCTCTCGATGGCGAGCGCGTTCGCCCCGCCGAACAGCGTCAGGTCGGTGACACTCTCCAGTGTGCCGGTCAGCAGATCGACCACCAGCGCATTGCCAAGATCGAAGCGCGAGGTCGGCCCCGCGAAGAAGTCGGAGACCAGAGCCCCGATCCGGGCGCGCGTCCCGAAGCTGGTGAGCAGTTCGAAGCCGTCCGTTGAGGGGCTGCGGAACACCGCCATCTCGCCCGGCCAGGGAACTGCATGCGCGGCGACCATCGGCCGATGCGCGGGCTGGTCCTCGGTCAGCTGCGGCAGATCGAGAAGGACCGCCTCGGGCGCGCCGAAGACGACCGCCCGCGTCAGCGACGCCGCGCGGGGATCGCCGGGCGGCAGGTCGTAGGTCGCGCGATCCTGTCGCACCGCCTCGATGCCACGCGCGTCGGCATCAGCGATAGAGACGAGCCTCAGCGGGACGGACCGGCCGTCATGGGCGAGCATCACCACATCGGCCGGGTCCAGCGCGAGGCGCGAGGGCGGCAGACGGAACGCCGCCGTCTCCCGACCCACCCACGCCTCCATCAGCGCGCGGCGGCAGCGGCGCTCGGCCTCCTCGGGCGGCACCGCCATCGGGAAGCTCTCGGACGCGATCCGGGTCGTGTCCACGGTGATGCGCCGCGCCTCGACGAGGGCCGCGTCGTAATCCTCGTCCGCGCGCGCGACCTGCCACTTCAACGCCTGCGGCAGTTCGGTCTCCTGTCCGCGCGTCAGTTCCAGCACGTCGCCCTCGCGCGGGGCCACAAGATCGTCGGGCGCAAGCGTGGCGACGGAGGCCCGGCCGCGCATCACGAACCGGATCACCCCCTCGGTCTCGAGCGCATCGAAGCCGAAGTGGCGCGACAGCGCGGTGATCGACGCGCGCGGGGATTCCAGGGCGGTGATGGCGTAGCCCTCCAAAGCGCCCCAGAGGCCGGAGACGTCGATGCGGTCCTCGGGCAGCCCCGCCCGCATGCAGAGGTGGCGGATGAGGGCCGCCAGCGACACCGCTCCCAGCCGCCCCGTCAGCCAGTGCCCGAGCCGCCAATTCGCCCCGTCCGTCCAGACGTCGGTCAGCGCCGGAAAGAACGGATAGGGCCGCGCGTCCCAGGTCCAGGCGGCGGATTCGGGGACGTCCACCATCGGGCCGCCGTAGACGGTCGATACGGGATTGTTCACCGCGTCGCCCCAGAAGAGATACGTCGCTTCGAGATAAGCCCGCTGGATCGCATCGTCCCGCCAGCCGCGAGAGAAATACGGCACGGCGCTCTCGGACGACTTCGGATCAAAAAAGACGTTGGGCTGGTTGGTGCCCCGGTCGATGGCGGGACAGCCGAGCTCGGTGAACCAGATCGGCTTGGACTGCGGCGCCCATGCCGTCGGCGTGCCGCTCTCCACCCCACCGGGGCGGTTGTAGTGCTGGTTCGACCACCAGGCGCGCAGATCCTTGTAGCGGAAGACCCAGGGCTTGCTGGCCGCGCCATCGGTGATCGGGGTCCGGACCTGCGCGGTTCGGTCGGCGGCGTTGGCATAGAACCAGTCGTAGCCTTCGCCGCCGACGATGTTCCCCTGCAGATAGGCCCGGTCGTAGATCGCGGGCCAGCCCTCGGCCGCGTCGAGATGCTCGAAACCGTCGCGCCAGTCGGAGAGCGGCATATAGTTGTCGATGCCGACGAAATCGATCTCCGGGTCAGCCCAGAGCGGATCGAGGTGGAAGAACACGTCGCCCGAGCCATCGCCCGGCTGGTGCCCGAAATACTCGCTCCAGTCCGCTGCGTAGCTGATCTTCGTGGAGGGACCGAGGATGGAGCGGACGTCGGCGGCGAGGCTGCGCAGCTGCTGAACCGCCGGATAGCTCGTCGCGCTGTCGCGGATCGTGGTCAGCCCGCGCATCTCGGAGCCGATGAGAAACGCATCGACGCCGCCGGCCGCCGCGCAGAGATGGGCGTAATGCAGAACCATGCGGCGCAGCCCCCAGTCATCCGGCGCGCCGATCCAGGAGACATTCTCGCCCGAGACCGTGAAGTCCGAAGGACTGGCCGCGCCGAAGAAGGCGGCGACCTGGGCCTCCGCCGCGGCGGTCTTGTCCGCGGAGCCCCCGTAACCCGCCGCCGGCGAGCAGGTGATCCGGCCGCGCCAAGGGAGTGACGGCTGGCCCGTCGCGGCGGCGTTGTCGGAATAGGGGTTCGGCAGCGTATTGCCCGGCGGGACGTCCATCAGGATGAAGGGATAGAAGGTCACGCGCAGCCCGCGCGATCTCGATTCCTTGATCGCCTGCACCACGGCGAAATCGGCCGGCGTGCCGCCATAGACGGGGCGGCCCTGGTCGTCGCGGCTGACGAGATGGGCATTGGCGCGGGACACGCCGTTCACGGACCACGTCTGCGGAGTGGTGATCTTGGATGCCAGTTCGACGCCGGGCCTGATCTGACATGCCCTCGCGCGCAGGTCGTCTCCGAACCAGGCTACAACCAGGCTCACGCTCTCCACCTTCGGCGCCATGGCCTGCAGCCGGTCGAGCGCCACCACCATGTCGGCGCTGTCCGAGAGCGCGTTCAGGTTCTCGGCTCCCTGGTTGCCGGCCAGCCCCTTGCGGATGGCCTGCGTGGCGTAAGCGAACTCGCCCGAGGCCGGGATCATGGTGACCGCCTGCACCAGCCCCTCCGCGGTATCGGGGTCGGCGAGCGGCCGGAACACCTCGAAACTCAGCTGCGGGATGCGGTTGCCGTAGTCCCCGAGCGGCAGATCTTCGAAGACCACGTAGGCGGTGCCGCGATAGGCGGGGGTGTTGGCCGCGCCCATCCTGGCCGCGATGAACGGGTCCGCCGTCTGCGCCTCATCGCCCGGATACCAGCGCCATGTAATCCCGGCGGTGTCCATGAGCTTGCCGTCGGCCCAGATGCGGCCGATGCCGGTGATCGGGCCCTCACAGAGCGCGACCGCGAAGCTGGCGTAGTAGAGATACTCGGTGGTCTTGACCTTGCCGCCCCCGCCACCCTTGCCGCCTTGGGTGGTGGTCCTGGTCTCCTCGCGGAAGTCCGTCGCCCAGATGATATTACCACCCATCCGCATGCGCCCGTAGAGCCGCGGGATCACCGCGCCCTCGGTGGCCGAGGTGATACGCAGCGTGTCGAGCCGCGGCCCCTCGATGCGCTGTGCGGGGGCCAGCGAGGACACGATCCAGCTGTCGACGACCGAGCCGATGGTCGAGCCGATGAGCCCGCCGACGGTCGCAGCGCTCACGCCGAGGATCGCGCCGCCGATCGAACCGCCGATGGCAGTGCCGGCCGCGCCAAGGACAAGTGTTGCCACGGGTCAGACCTCGTTGGGAAACAGGAAGGCGAAGGCGATGCGCCGGCGCCAGGATCGGGTGAGCGGTTCCTCGATCACGCCGAGCCGCTCGTAGGCGTGGAGGAAGGTGTCGGGCCCGGTGACGATCCCGACATGCTTGGCAATGGCGCGGGGCCTCATACGGAAGAGGACCAGCGCGCCGGGGCCGGCCTCGGCGGGCGGCACCTCGATCATCATGGCGCGCGCGCCGTCCGCCAGAACCTCGCGCGGGCCCATCTCGCCCCAGTCCCGGCTGTAGGGCGGGATCGGGAACGGCTCGGGGTCGACCACCTCGCGCCAGACGCCCCGGGCCAGCCCGAGGCAGTCGCAGCCGACACCCTTGAGGCTCGCCTGGTCGTGATACGGTGTACCGAGCCAGCTTCGTGCAGTGGCGATGACGCGCTCCGGGTCGGCGGATTTCATAGCACGCTCCCGTCGTGGCCGCCATCGCGCGACGCATAGCGGAGCACGGCATCCTGCCCGGGGATATGCGGGAAGCCGCGGAAATTGGCGGTATTGGCGAACTTCGTGCTGCAGGTCTCGATACGCTTGTCGCAGCCCGCGCGGAGGATGAACGCGTCACCGCCTGCGATGGACCGCACCGGCGCTTCGAGCAGCGTCAGCACCGCGATGCCGTCGGTGACATCATGGCCCAGCACCTCTGCCCGCCGCCCCACATTTGCGCCACCGGTCCATTCGATGGTGCCGAAACTGAACCAACCGGCCTCAAAACTGCCGAGCCCTGAGGCAGTGAAGGCCCGGTCGCGCAGCAGATCGAGGACGGTGCCCGCGCCCTTGTAGGCGGGATCCTCCAGATCGACGCCGCAGCGCGCGTCCCCAAGCGCGGCGTCACAGGTGGCCTGGAAGGTCCGTCCGACCGTCTGGCCCAGCACATGGGCGAGCGAACGCACCTCGGCGACGAAGGCCAGCCGCCCGCGGCGGATCTGGCCGATGGCGCCGCGCCGCATCAGGACGCGCTGGCCCGTGTCGGCCCAGTTCACCCGCCAGACTTCGACCTTGGCGTTGTCCCAGCGGCCGTCGAGGATGTCGGTCTCGGTAATCCGGTCGGAGGTGAGAACGCCTTCGGCGTCCTGCGCATCGACCGACAGGTCCGAACCGGAGCGGACTTCTGAGGCGGTCAGGCCGCTCTCCGGCTCAAAGTCCGTGCCGTCGAAACTGAGCGTCCGGTCATGGTCGGTAAAGCCGAAGGTGGCGCCATCGGCCCGCGTGATCCGCCACACCCAGGCGAGCGTCGTCGTGCCCTCGTCGAGATGGGCCTGAAGTTCGGGCGAGATGGATTTCATCGGCAAGTCCCCGTCATGCGGTCATCCAGATCAGCGACCCAGCCTGCCCACGCCGGCGGAACGGCGGCGACAGTGTTGGCAGGCGGTCGGGCAAGCCGTGCCTCGGCATACGCCGCACAGCCCGCGTCACCAGCGCCCATCGTTGCGGCGGTGAGGCGGAAGAAGGCGGGGCTCCAGTGGAGCGCCGCCCCGCCGAACGCTGAGCAGGATCGCCAGCGCCGCGGCCATCGCGCACCGCATCGCGCCCGCGCTCGACGCGCCTGTTCTTGTCTTCCATGGCATCACGTTCCGCCTCCTGTTTGCCAGCGCGCTTCCCTTCCAGCCGCCCCCAGAGGCGGCCGAGGACAATCCCGCCCAAGGCCGCCAGCGCGCCTATTCCCCAGATCAGAATTTCAGTCATCCCCGCGGAACCCGCGCTCGATCCGGTCGCGCAGGCCGATCAGGCCAAGACCGAGGAACATCAGCCCCGCGGGCGAGGCATCGCCGGAGCCGGCAAGCAGCGCGACCAGGCGAGACAGTTCGGCCAACGGGCCTATGGCAGGCAGTGCCAGCGATGCAATGCCGGTGAGCATGGCGAGCAGTCCCGCCCACCAGGTTATGGAACTGGGTCGGATATAGCGCATGGGGGTCATCTCCTCCCGATCAGATGGGCGACAAGGGCGATCAACTGGGCGAACCAGCCAGTCGGGGCATCGGGAATAGCGGTGGGGATTGACGGGCGTTGTGCCGGTGATGGGCGCAGGAGCGCCAGAGCCTCATCCTCGGTCAGGCGACGGATCGGCCGCGAGAAGTCCACCCGGCCCGTGCGATCCACCGACCAGACCGGGATCGTGCCGCCGGGATAGCGGCCGTGGCGGAAGAGGTCGCGCTCGGCTTCCCGGCGCGGGATGATCGAGGCCGGCTGCCGCCAGTTCAGAAACGCGTTGGCGGCGGCAACGCGATTGCCGGCATTGAGGTGCCGGGTCAGCGCCGCGCGAGCGATGCCGCCGGTGTTGTAGTGAAACGAAACCAGCGCATCGAACTCGTGCGGCTTGAGCGGCACGGTCACGGCACGCAGCACATCTGCCTCGTAAGCTGCCAGGTCGGCCCGAAACACTCGGAACGCCTCGCGGATCCCTGCCTCCAGATCGTCGGGCATGCCGCGCGGCATCTGCGCCGGATCGGGCGGCCCGGCCGCGGCCGTGTGGCCGATGCCGAAGGTCCAGGTGCCGATGGCATCGCAGTAGGGTCCGGGCACGATCCCCTCGTGCCGGGCAAGGGCCACGAGGCCCCGGTCTGTCATGTGCATGGGGTTACCTCAGAAGCGAGAGAATCAGGATCAGCGCGGCGACCATCAGGCCAATGCGCAGGCGGTGGACGAACATCTGGCGCGGGTCATCGGTCAGCCGGCGAAGGCCGCGCAGAACACGAACGAGTTCAGTCATCGCGCCCCTCCCGCGCCGCACGCAGCCGCGCCAGCACCAGCTCGATCACCGCCGGGCCAAAGACGCCGACCAGGTAGGCGGCCGACCCCGCGGCACCCCCGGCCGGGATCGCTTGCGGTGGCAGGTTAAGCCAGGCGGTGACGAGCGCCATCGACAGGCTCCCCATCCCGGCCGCGATCAGCCCGCCGAGCAGGATATGGCGCAGCGCGTCGCGCAGTCGCATCTTCGTGGTCAGAGCATTGGTGGCGCCGCCAAGCGCGCCCCAGGCGGCGAGGATCACGGCCGTGGAGGTGGCAAGCTCGCGCAGCACGGCATCGAGGAAGCTGCCAGTGTCGTTCATCGCCGGATCTCCAGGAGCGGGATGGAGGTGATCGAGCCGAGCCGCTCGAGATCGAGCGTCACGTCGAGCGTGTCGGTATCGAAACGCACCGGCACATCGAACTCGAAGCCGGCGGTGACGGCGACGCCCGTTGCTGGGGCCGTGTCGAAGGTCACGACGCCGGTGGTCGCATCGATCGACCAGCCGCCCAGTTGCTCCGCGCCGTCGAGCGCGACACGCACCGTGCCCGCCACCGGCTTGGTGATCGCCCGGGTCCAGGATTGCGCGCCGGAGGTGTAGGCCTTCACCAGTTGAAACGCGGTCGTCTCCCCGTCACCGGTGCCGATCACCTGGTCGGTGGGCGCAGGCATCGCTGACGGCAGGCAGGACTTGTAATCGCCCCAGTCCTTGAAGCGGAAACCGTAGAGCCGGCCGTTGCGCGCCTCGAAGAAGGCGATGACGGCGGCGAGATCGTCGGCGCGGCGAATGCCATAGGCGACATCGTAGCGCCGCCGCGAGTTGGCCCAGCTGGCGTTGCGCTCCTCGTCGCCGGAGGCCAACTCGACCACTTGCGTGCGCCGCTCTGGCCCACCGCGCGCGCCCCGGCTGATATTGTCGGGGAATCGGACCTCGTGGAATGCCATGGCTCAGAGCCCCCTGCGCCCGAGCGAGACCGCGCGGGCAATGTCCGCCGCGATCTGCGTGCGGGACTGCCGGAAGCTCTCGGCATCCTGGGCGTTGATGTTGATCGTGACGCCACCGCCCGCGCCATAAGCCTGCGCTTCGCGGCGTGACAAAACCCGCTCGCCGCGTTGCAGGATTGCCGGCACCTCGTCGTGGCGCAGGCCGACCGCTCCACCGGAATGCATCCTTGGCGCGGCAGCGAAGGCCACGGCCGGGACCATGCGCGCGGGCGCAGGCGCACCGACGACCCCGCCAGCGTGGAACACCCTGGCAAACAACCCTCCCGCGCCGCCGAGAATGCCCCCGAGCGCATTGGCGATCGGCCCCAGGATGAACCGCCGCGCAGCCAGCTTGGCGAGGTCGGCCAAGAGCGAGGTGACGAGATCGCGGAAGTTCAGCTTGCCGGTCTTCACGAACTCGCCCACGGCGTTCTCGGCGGAGCGGAAGGCGCCGATGAGGCTCTGGCCGATGTCGCCGCCGATAGCGCGGGCCTTGGCGGCGTAATCGGCGAGCGTTTCGGTGACGGCCGCCCAGCCGGTCGTGGCCTGCTCCGCGCCATCCGCAGTGGCCGCACCGGCCGCGCGCCCCGCCTGACCGGCGGTGTTCAGCGCTTCCGTCACGCGGTCGGCCGCCGCCCTGGCCTCGTCGAGCCCATCCGCACCATCTTCGCCGCTCGTCCGCATCGCGGCCCGCAGTGCATCGACCGCCTCGCGCACGCCGTCAAAGGCATGGGCACGAGTGGCGGCGGCACGGGATCTGAGCGCATCGGCCCGATGGCCGGCATTGCTGGCGGCGTGATCGAGATAGGAGGCGTAGGTTTGCGCCCCGAAGACATCGATGCGCGCATCCGCCCCGATCCGCTCGGAGACCGCGTTGAAGGTCGGGCCGATCTGACCAAGGAAGTCGGCCCACCTCGAGGACAGGAACGCCATGAGTCGCAGCCAGATCGCCTCGATGTCGGCCCGCATGGCCCGGAAATCGTCGACGAAGGAGGTAACAGTCACCTTGATCCCGTCCCAGACCGCCTTCGCCACATTGCCCATGAGCTCCAGCGCCTCACCAAAGCCGCCAGCACCCTGCACCAGCTTCGTGAACTGGTGGATCAGCTCCCCCGCGCCGACGATCAGAGCCCCGATGCCGGTGCGAATGAGCGCGCCGCGCACCAGCACGAGCGCCGTGGCGAGCCCACGGACCGACAATGCCGCAGCGGCCATCCCCGCCACCCAGCGGCCCGCGAGAAACGCCGCGAAGGTGGCGGCATAGGTGGTCAGGCGGCCGATGTTGTCGAAGAGGCCGCGAATGGCGATGCCGAGCGGGCCGGTGGTGCGCGCGACCGCCGCCATGGCGTTCACGACAGCTTCGAGCGCGGGGGCTGCGGCGACCGCGAGTTGGTTCGCCAGCCCGCGCCAAATCAACCCGAGGCGGGAGATGGCATCGTTGGTGCGCTCGATCTGGTCGGCCTCCGTCTCGGAGACCACCACCCCGAAGGCGCGCACGTCCTCGGTTGCCTGGCGCAGCGTCGCGGTGTCGATCCGGCTCATGGCGATGGAGCCTTCCTCGCCGAAGAGCTGGCCTGCAACGGCGGCGCGCTCGGCGGCGGGCACGAAGCTTTCGATGGCGGCGTTGATGGCGCCGACCCGCCGGTCGAGCGGCAGGGACAGCAGGTCGGAGGCCGAGAGCCCGAGCCTCTCCAGCGCTTGCGCCGCGGGACCGCTGCCGGCGGCGGCCTGGCTCAGCCGACGGGTGAGATCCTTGGTCGCCTGTTCGATCCCGGACATCGAGACGCCCGCCAGCTCGCCCGCGCGCTCCAGGGTCTGGATCGAGGCGACGGTGGTGCCGAGGGATTGCGCGAGCTTGGCCTGCGCATCGACTGTCTGCAGGCCCGAGCGGATCATCGCCACGCCTGCGGCGGCTGCGGCAGCCACGGCGGCTGCTGCCGCGACACGGACCCGCCGCGAGAAAGCCGCGAGCCGGGCGTTGGCCGCTTCCATCTCCCGGCTAAGCCGCCCGAAGCCACGCGATCCGGCTTCGCCCACGCCTTCCAGTTCGGCGCGTACCTGCCGCCCGCCCACCGCCGCGAGTCGGACGCTAACCCGTTTTTCCGCCATGCGCGTGTTCCATCTGTTCGTTGAGCTTCGTGACCATCACCGCCTCGATGACGGGCAGCAGTTCGGCCGTGGCTGCGGGAGACACGCCGAGGGCGTCGCCAAGCGCGAGCGCCGCGGTCAGGTCCCAGCCGACGACGGCGCCCGGCAGCACGCGCAACTGGCCGCCGAGGCGGCCGACCAGGTCCCAGACCTGCCAGCCCTCAAGCGTGAGCGGCCGGTTCAGCCGCGCGGGGCAGTCCGGGCACGGCCCTCGGCAGGCCTCGCAGTAGCGTTCGCCCCCGCCGAAGGACCATTCGGCAAGGGCGCGGAGGCGTTTTTTTCCTGCTCCAGCAACAGGCCCTTCGAGACGTAGGCGAGCTGGAACGCCTCGAAGATCGGCCAGACGTCGAGAGCCGCGTCGATCGCCTCGGGACTGGGATCAATCGGATGGCCGTCGGCGTCGCCCACCCCCTCCCAGGCGAGCACCGCGCGCTGCGCCAGCGCCTTGGCAAACGCCACCGCGCGTTCCTCGTCGGAGGCCTCCTCCGGCACCGCCTCCACCGCCGGATCGCTGCGCGTCGCCACCATCAGCGCGGTGGTCAGCGGGCGCAGCTGCACGCGCACGCCGGGCGAAAGCTCGTGCCAGCGGGGCTCATTGGAAAGATCGAGGGTCAACATGGTCAGTAACTCGCCACCTGGTTCTTGAGGACGATTGTGCACATCTGCCCGGCCACGGGGTCGAAGGCCGCCTGCCAGTCGAAGCTCGCCTGGATGCCCTGCGGCCCCTGGATTTCCACCCGGGGGCGCGGGAGATAAACGGCATGGGCGGTGATGGTCAGGCTCACATTCGCCGAGATAGTCCAGGAGAACTCGAGGCTGGCAGCCGTCCCGTTCAGCGCCTGGTCCATCAGGGTCGTGTCGGCGAAGCGCACGTCGATCTTGCCGGTCAGCGCGGCGATGGACGGGTCCGCCCCATCGATGCGGCCATCGTTGCGGATGGTCTCGATCCGCTCGACATTGTTCGCATAAGTCAGATCGGCCGAGACGATATTGCCAAGTGCGGTTCCGTTCCGCTTGATCGCCCCGTTGAAGTGGCCGAAGCGCTGCAGGGCGTAGGCCGTGGGGGTGCCAGCCGCCGTGGCCGTGGCAACATTCTCGCCCTGTGCCACCAGCTTGACGTCGGCGGTGAGCAGGCCGGAGCGCTGCATCGCGATGCTCAGCTGGTCCAGCACGCAGCCCGTGTACATGGCAAAGCGCGGGATCTCGGGCATCGCCACCTCGATCGCCATGCTCGGGAGCGACCACGAGCCCGACTTGAACGTATGGGTTTTGTTCGTCGTCCCCGTGGTGGTGGGATTGCCAAACGCCGCCTTCAGCCAGAAACCAAAGGCCTCGGCATCGAGCGGGACGGTGATGTCGCCATCGGCCGTGACGGCGTCCTTGATCGGGGCCAGCGGGTCGCGGCCGTAGCCGAGCAGTTCCGAGGCCAGCAGCGGCTGTTCGGCCCCAAGCGAGGCGCTGGCAAAGGGCATCTGCATGAAGCCCGAGGCCGGCGCGGTGCCATAGGTCGTCTCGAACGCGGCCGCGAGCTGCGACCGCGCCCCCTGGGCGCGTGCCATCTCTTTCTCCTGTGGTTGTTGCGGTCAGCCGAGCGGATCGGCCGTGGTGTAGTGAAGGACGACGGGTATCACCGCCACCTTGAGGCTCGCCGCCCCCTCAACCGGCAGATCGACGGGGCGCGGCGCTTCCGCCTCGACCCAGTCGCAGAGGCCGCCGAGCGTGCGGTCACCGGCGAGCGTCGTTCCGATGCTGGCGCACAGGGCGTCAAAGGTACCGTCACGGTCAGCGCCTTGAACGACCGCCTCGATCTCGGCGCGGTGCTGGTAGTGATAGAGCAGCGGCGACAACGTCACATCGGGCTCCCCCGGCTCACCGTCGCGCAGGATCAGCAGCCCCTCGGCCGGCACCCGTTCCGGCAGCACCTCGCCGCGCACGGCTGTGGCGGGCAGCGCCAAAAGCCGCGCGTGCAGCGCCTGCAGGATGATTTCGCGGGGGGTGGGCATCGAGGCCTCGATATTACAAGATGGGTCCGGTCAGTCGTCCCGGCGCGCCAGTTCCGTCAGCCGCGCGGGCAGATCGCGCCGCCCGTGCAGGAAATCGACGATGATCACGCGGTCGGGCTCATCCAGGAACACGATCATATGCTCCCCGCAGCGGGTGAAGCGCAGATCTTCGGGCAGCCGCGGATCAATGACCTTTCGGCAGCCCTGCCACGGCACCTCGCCCCGCGCGATCGCCGCGCAGCGCTCGATCAGGTCGGCTTCATAAGCCTCGGCCTGCCGCGGGCCAAAGGTCTCGATGGTCCAGAGTGCAATGTCGGCGAGCGATGCTTCGGCTGCCCGCGTCAGGCGCCACGGCTTGCCGCTCACCGACCGGACCGCGCGGCGCGGAAGGCGCGCTGGATGGCGTCCTCACCCGAACCCTCGGCAAGATCGCCGCGCCGCGCCTCGTCGAGGCCGGCCTCGAGACGCGCGCGCAGGGCGTCGAGTTGCGACTCCTCGCGCTCCAGAAGCCGCAGCCCCGCGCGCAGGGCCTCGCTGGCATTCTGGTAGCGCCCCGTGGCGACCAGGCGATCGACCAGCGCGGACTGGCTTTCGGTGAGGACGACGTTTCTCGTGGCCATGGCGATTTCTCCTTCATTGGCAATATATGCCAATCGGAGAGGGCTGTCGACCATGGGCTTCAGAGGCGGGTTTCCACCCAATTCGCCACGATCAGCCCCGGCACGCTGTCGAGCGCACGTTCGGCGTCGCGGTCCAGATCCAGCCGCTTCGGCAACTTCACCTGCGGGACGAGCAGGAAGATCGGCACGGTGGCGCGGCCGCGGCCGGTCCTGGAGCGGGAGGCGACACCGAGCCCCTTCGTGTTGAGCCGCCCGTCGGCCACCAGCAGGCTCGGCCCCGTCCGACGATAGACGAAGCGCAGGCGCAGGCCGCGGCGGCGCTCCCATTCGCCCGGTGTCAGCTTCGCCCCGCGTCGCCCCTTGCCGGCGGCGGGCAGCGGGATCGCCAGCCAGAAGCCATCGCGCGAGCGGATCAGCGGGCCGGTGTCATGGGCACCGACGATGACCGGGGCCTTGGACCAGACCAGCGCCGCGGCGTTGAGGCTCTCCCCGGCCTTCGGGTAGGTCTGGCTGCGGATCGAATTGGCGAGCCGCCGCCCGAGCCCGGCGCCTGTGATCTGGCCGCGCCAGGCGGTCTTCAGCCCGGTGCCGGCCTCGCGCATGGCGGCGGTGACCGCCTTCTCGCCGGCCTTCACCTCTGCCGCCATGGCGGCGACGAGGTCCGGGGTGATGTCGAGCTTCAGCTTCATTGCGGTCAGGCTGGGCGCAGGTCCACGGTCCAGACGAGCCGCTCGCGGTCGCGCACAGGCTCGCCCTGAATGAGGAAGGCCTCGCCGTCGATCTCGATGCGGTCGCCGGGGCGCGGGTTCGCGACCTCGGAGCGGCGCAGATCCAGCCGGGTGGTCTCCGACCAGATGCGCGCCTCACCGAAGTTGGTGACGTCGTCCGGTCGGCGCAGGATGGCGCAGACCAGTGCGGGCGCGCCACCTTCGGCGGTGTAGACGACGTCGCGCGCGAGATGCGCATCGGCGAAGAGCGCGTCGAGGGCAGCGACGAAGGCGGTCATCAGGTCCGCCTTGCCGAGCGCAGCACCTGCGGCCGGGTGCAAATCGGAAGCGGGTTGCTCTCGATCTCGAGCCGCACCCACTCGCCGCGATCCCGGTCGGGGATGGTGCGGGCATAGAGCGGCTGGCCGAGCGTATTCACCGTCTCGAAGGTGTCGGCCGGGGCATAGTAGATCTCGAAGAGCCCCTCGATGCCTTCGGGATAGAAAAAGGCCTTGTCGGTCGGCACGGTGAAACCGACGCCGCCACGGTAGCGGCGGAACGTGATCCCGCCGAAGCTGACCTCGTCGGCCACGCGACCCCGCAGATCCGCCGCGGCGGCGGTGTTGAGGTAGGTCTCCCGCACCTCCTTGTGGGCCACGAGATCGGCGAAGAAGGCCGAGCCGCATTCCGCGCGGACCTGCACGGCGCCCGCCGAGAGCCCGCCCATCGAGTCCTCGACGCTCTCGATCAGAGCCTGGCAGCGCTTGCGAAGCGCCCCCGAAGCCGGGCTCGCATTGTCGAGGTCGAAGTCGATCTCGGCCGCCGGCGTGATGCCGAACTCGGTGAAGTAGTTCACGACCGTGGCGTGGTCCTTGGGGTCCTTCACCAGCCCCTGGATGCCGTTCAGGAGGTGGTATTCGAAGGTGGTTTCTGCGTCCTGGCGCAGCTTCCTGAGCCGGTAGGCCACCTCTGTCTGCACCTGCTGGGTCGCGCTTTCCGAGCCGAAGTCGCGGACGGACTGGATCTCGGAGGCCCAGAGCACGTCCTGCTTCTTGAACTGCCGGCAGACGAAGGCGCGCATTTCGCGCCGGTCTGGAACCTGCTGCTCGTATGCCGACCCGCGCTCAGAGAACGGGATCAGCGACAGGGTCCCGTCGCGGCTCTCGATCACGACGGTGCGGGAGCGCACGCCGCGCGGGCTGAAGAGGTTCGAGCCCGAGAGCAGCGCGGGCTTGTAGGGGATGTTCTCGAGCGCGCGGGTGAGCTCGACGATGGTGAAGGCATCGCCTTCGAAGATGTCCATGGTGGCCATGAGGATGCCTCCTGTCGGGATTGAGTCAGCGGACGAGGATGCCCGCGGCGAGGAGCGCCGAATGGGCGGCCGCGATCTCGCCCTCGCTGGGCGTGCCGGCGAAGACGAGGTCGTGGCGGTTGACGATGGCAGGGCCGCGAATGAGCGCGACGGCCGGCGCATCGCCGGCGCTCGCATCCGCCTTGCCCCAGAGCACGGCGACGGCGGTTTCGGTGCCGTCGACCGCGGCCGGATCGTGCGCGGCGTACTTGCCCGAGGCGGTGATCTTGCCCAGCACGGTGCCGGGTTCGAGCGTGCCCGCAGCGACGGTGATCGTCTCGCGGGTGTAGTCGCGGAAGGCTTCCCAGACGAGGAAGCCGCCGGGGTGCGTGCCTTCGACCAGCGTGGTCATGGTGTCATCCTTTCAGCTTGAAGGTGCGGGCGACGATCTCGCCCCAGGGGCGCGCGGCCGAGGAGCGGCCGGGCTGCGGGTGATGGGGCACGATCTCGGGTTCGGCCTCGGCCTTGGCGGCGAGGAGCGCGGCGCGCACCTCGTCGAGGCTCGCGTCCTCCTCGAGGAAGCGGCCGGCCATCTGCGGCTGGCCCGCGAGGCGGCAGAGATCGACCACCGCGCGGGCATGCCCGATGGCCTCCGACCGGATCGCGGCGGGGTCCGGCGGCGCGCCGCTCGGCGGCGGGGTTTCGGCGGGCGGCTGCGGGGCATTGGAGGCGGCGGCCGGCTCGTCCTCGGCGTCCGCGACCTTGTCACCTTCGGTGGCGTCGTCGGTATCCTCGTCCGCTTCGATCTCACCGCCGTCGCTTTCGTCATCGAGCTCCGGCTCGGTTTCGATGGCATCGACCAGCACCGGCGGCGCGTTGCGGAAGCGCCCGATGTCGAAGTTCGCGGCGATCCGAACAGGCTCGATCAGCCTGTCGGCAAAGCCCTGCGCCACGGCGTCGCCAGCGTCGAACCAGGTCTCGGCCGCCATGAGCGCCGAGACCTCCTCCGGCGTCCGGCCGGATTTCGCGGCGTAGCCGGAGACCAGGCTGCCTTTCACCTTGTCGAGGGCCTCGGCCATGGCGCGCATGTCCTCGGCCGTGCCCATCACGAGCCCGGCCGGGTCGTGGATCATCAGGAAGGCGTTCTCGGGCATGACGATCTCGTCGCCGGCCATCGCAATGTAGGAGGCCGCCGAGGCGGCAATGCCGTCGATCCAGACCGTGACCGGGCCCGCGTGCCGCTTCAGCGCGTTGTGGATCGCGACCGCATCGAAGACCGATCCGCCAGGGCTGTTCAGCCGCAGATCGACGGGCGTGCCCTCGGGCAGCGCGCCCAGTTCGGCCAGAAAACCCTTCGCCGAGACCCCGTAGGCGCCGATCTCGTCATAGATCGCCACTTCCGCGCCAGTCCCCCGGGCGCGGATCGCATACCAGCTTGCCATGTCGTCACTCCTGTTCGGTGTCCGGATCGGTCGCTGCCACGCCGTCATCCGTGCCGTCCCCCGCGCCATCAGCGGGCTCGGGCCTTGTTGCCGGTGTCGCGCGAGCGCCCTGCGTCTCGCCGGGGCTCGTGCGGTAGCGCAGGCCGAGCCCCGTCGCGCGCGCGGCGTCGGCCGCGTTCTCGCGGTCCACTTCCTCGATGTCGTAGCCCGTGGCCTCGACCACCTTGCGCCGCGACGTGATGCCCGCCTCCATCGCCAGCACCTGCGCCTGGATGTCCTTCAGCGGATCGACCCAGTCCCAGCGCGGCGGGATCCATTGCACCGGCCGCACCTCTGCCGGATCGGCATCGAGCGCGCCCGACAGTACCGCCGTCTCCAGCCAGCGCAGCCAGACCGAACGGCAGAGCTGGTGCACGATCACGCCGTGCTGGAGCTGGCCGATGCGGCGCCGGAACTCGACGAGTTCGGCCCGGAGGCTCGAGTAGTTCGCCTGCCGGACATCGCCGGTGACGAGGTGATAGGGCAGCCCCAGCGAGGCCGCGACCGAGAGCAACGTGCGGTACTGAAACGCCTCATAGCCGCCGCCGACATCCGCCGGGGACGAGAACTTCACGTCCTCGCCGGGCAGAAGCACCTGCATCGTGCCGGGCTCGAGGCTCGCGATGGCCGCCCCGTCGAGATCCGCCTCCGCCTCTCCCATCATGGGCTCTTCCGGCGCGGTCTTGGTGATGAAGCCCGCGAACATCGCCGCGGTCTTCTTCCGGTCGAGTTCGGCGTCGTCGTACTGGTCGAGCAGGAACAGCCGCACCATGGCCGGCGCGATATGCGGCAGGCCGCGGATCTGGCCCGCATCGATCGGCCGGTAGATGTGCAGCACGTCCCCGGCCGGCACCCGTACCGTCTCGGGGATGACCGCGCCCTGATCGGTGCTGTCGCCCGGATGGCGGCGGCGGAAGTGATAGGCCACGCGCCGGCCGATCGCGTCGAACTCGATCCCGCAGCGCAGCCGGTTCCCGTTCGCCGCGGTGCCGGTCTTCTCGAAGGGCAGCATCTCCGATTGCAGGAGCTGCATCTGCAGTGGGACCGTCAGCTCGTCCTCGGCCCGGCGGGGCCGCAGCCGGACGAAGCACTCGCCGGCCACGAACATCTCCCGCGCCACCATGGCCTGCAGGCCGTAGAAGTCGGTCAACCCGTCCGCATCCGCCTCGTCGGTCCAGGCCAGCCAGAGCCGCTGGACGCGATCCCGCAGGGCCGCATCCTCGATCAGCGACGAGGGCTTGATCCCGTCGCCGACGAGGTTCGCGGCGAAGGCCTCGCAGGCGTTCGCCGCATAGCCGTTGGTGACCACGAGCTCGCGCGCCCGCGCCAGCAGTCGCGGCCCGCCCGAGGCCACCAGCGCGTTGATGTTCTCCAAGGGCGGGTTCCAGCCCCGCAGCCGGCGTCGCGCCATGGCCCCCTCGAGGCGGGCGCGCAGTCCGGAGGGACCGTGGCTCCGGGGGAGCCGCGTAAGCCCGGAGGACGCGGGGCCGCCGGTCGCCCGGCGGCGGAACCTGTCGAACAGCCCCATCGATCAGAGCCCCTTGCCGGTCGTCACACGGACCTGCCGCACGATCCGCCGCCCCTCGGCCGCCGCGATCTCCCGCTCCAGCGCCTCGATCGCCCGGTCGATCTCGGCCAGGCTACGGTACTCCACGGTCTTGCCGTCGTAGCTCACGCGGGCCACGCCCGAGGAGCGCTGCGCCAGAAGCGCCTCGCGGCGTGCGCGGAGCTCGGCGGCCGTGGCCATCGGATCACCTCATGTAGCTCGAGCGCACCATGCGCCGGCGAGATGCAATGCGCGGAGCGGTCGGCGCCGTGGTCGGCGTGGCTCCCTCGGGCTTCTCGCCCGCCGTTACCCCCAGCTGCGCCTCGAGATCGGCCCATCGCGCCTCGGGCCAGCGGTCGGCGCCGGCGATCCAGGCGGCAGCGCGCGCATAGACCCGGCAGTCCAGCGCCTCGTTGCGCTCGCGCATCTTCTGCCATTCGAGCCTCGCGAAGCCGCGGCGGTTGCGCACCGTCACCAGCTGCTCGGCCGTCAACTGCCGGATCCACTCGCTGTCGGCCCAACCGGGCAGATGCACCGTGCCGGGTGGGAACGCGGCACCTTCCTCCAGCTCTTCCGCCGTCGGCCGGGCCAGCCGCAGGAAACGGTAAGTCTCGGCCTTGAAGGTCGACACCGCGACGGTCCACAGCCGCGCCCCGCGGCGCAGGCGCTTGCCCGCGACGGTGGCATCGACATAGGTCGGCCCCGACACCGGGCTCGCCCGGTTGAAGCCTTCGAGCCCCTTGACCGGCGCCACCTGCGCGAAGCCGACCGAGCGCGCCCAGCCATAGACCGCGGCCGTCTCGTAGCCCGTGTCGATGGCGAGCCGCGCGAGGCCGAGTTCGGCGCCGCCGGCATGACGCCAGCTGCGGCCGAGCAGATCAGTCAGCGCCTCCCAGCTCTCCGGGCGCGCAGGGCCGCCCTCGATCACCACATGATCGACGAGCCAGCTTTCCAGCCCGCGGCCCCAGGCCCAGACATCGACCTCGATCCGGTCCTTCTGCACGTCCGCGCCGGCGGTCAGGAACAGCCCACCCGCAGGGACCGTGCCAGCCGGCCAGTCCTCCCGCCGTTCGGCGATGCGCTGCCAGTCCGGCGCCTCGCCCGTCTCGATCCAGGTCTCGCCGAGCGACGTGTTCACGAAGGTCTTCATCGCCTCGTCGCCGCCCGCCTTCGCCGAGAGGAAGCTTTTCACCATCGCCTCGAGCCGGACCCAGGGCGAGTAGATCTCGTTCAGGTGGAACCCGGCGATGCCGGCGAACGGCCTCTTGGCGATCCAGCGGCCTTTGCTTACAGCTGCCCACCGGACCTCGTCGGTCCAGGCGGCGTCGCAATCGGCGCAATGGTACCGCGCGGTCTCGGGCCGATGGCTGCCATCCGGCGCCTTGTCCCACCTCACCTGGCCCCAGGTCAGCACCTGCTCGGTGCCGCAATCCGGGCACGGCACCCGGAACTGCCGCTGGTCGCTTTCCTCGAAGGCCGTCTCGATCCGGCTCGCTCCCCGGATCGTGGGCGTCGAGACCAGCACGATCTTGCGGTTCCAGAAGGTCACCGTCCGCTTCTTCGCGAGGTTCACCGGATCGCCCTCGGCGCCCGCGCTGAACGGGTAGCGGTCCACCTCGTCGCACAGCAGGATCCGGATCGGCCGGCTCGCCAGCCCCGAGGGGGCGTTGGCGCCCACGATGGTCAGATGCCCGCCCGGAAACCGCTTGTGCAGGATCTTGTTGGTGCCGTCCCGCGACTTCGGGTCCGCGATCTTTCCCGCGAGGCAGGGCGTGTCCCGCGCCATCGGCGAGAAGCGGTCCTTCGACCAGGTCTCGGCATCCCGCTCGGTCGGCATCACCACCATGATCGGCGCCGGATCCTGGTCGATGTGGTAGCCCACGGCACAGAGTTGCGTCTCGGTCTTTCCGGTCTGTGCCGACGACATCACCACCACCGTCTCGACCCGGGCATCCGAGATCGCGTCCATGATCCCGCGCTGGTACTCCGCACGCGAGGTGCGCCAGCGCCCCGGTTCCGCGCTTGCCTCGGAACTCAGCCTGCGGTTGGCGTCCGCCCAGTCACTGATCGTCATCTCCGGCGGCGGGGTCAGCACCTTCAGCGCCGCGCGCACCGTCCGGTGCAGCACCGCCGTCCCCGGCAGGGTCAGCACCGATGTCTTCGTTGTCTTCTCGTTCGGGGCGCACATCGCTCTCCGCCAGCTCTTCCAGCGCCTCGCGGATGGCAGCCCTGATCACGTCGCGCACACCGGCCGGGCTCGCCTCCGCATGGACGGCCGGCGCGAGCCGGTCGGGCAGCGCGAGGAGCCGCGTGCGCAGCGCCGCGAGCACCACGATCCAGGCGGCCTCGACGTCCTCGGCCGCGATCACCGCGCCGCGCTTCTCCTCCGCCTCCATCTCCGCGAGATCGGCCCGCGCCCGGATGAACCGCGCGCGTTCCGAGGCGTAGTCCGGCGCGCCCGCCTGCGCCTTCGCCGCCTGGTCGCGGAGATAGCGCACATAGCCGCGCACCGACCCCACGAGGTCGTACTGCCCGCGCGTGGCCTTCGGGATCACGCCCTCCCGGCTCAGCTGCTGCACCCGTCGTTCCGAGAGATCGAGGAGCTTCGCGATCACCGCGATTGGCTGGGCGGGCGATGACATGAAGTGATCCCGGCGCTTCGATCAAAGCCATGAAATTGCGGCGATTGCACTGGATAAGCGAGCCCGGCGGAGCGAAGCTCAATCCAACGAAACGACGCACCGAAAGGAGACACCCCGATGACAACCGCCCGCCTGAACCCGATCACCACCCCGCGCCACGAACTCCGCGCCGAGAAGGCCCGACGCAATCGCGAAGCCGCGCTCTCGGCCTTTACGGCCAAGAAAGCCGAGATCGACGAGATGCTCGCGCGCTTGGCACGCCTCAGCGACGACCAATTCAACTGCGCGCCCGACGAGGTCGGCTGGGCCATGGTCGGCACCCTTGAACACTACGCCAGCCTGCTGAAGCGCATCACCGACAGTGCCTTTGGCGAGGGCGAGTACGCCCGCTGATCTCCGGCCCAGCCGGAACTCCCGCCGCGCCAACGCGCGGCTCGGGGTCGTAGAAGGCGCCGCATGTCGCGGGCCTCGAACACGGAGACCCCAGATGACCAAGCTTTCCGACACGCAACTCGTGATCCTCTGCGCCGCCGCGCAGCGCGAAGACCGCAACGTCCTGCCGCTCCCCGGCTCGCTCCGCGGCGGCGCCGCCGCCAAGGTGGTCGGCGCGCTGCTCTCCCGCGGCCTGATCGCCGAGACCACGACCGACAGCAGGGCCAAGGCCGACACCGCGCAGGGCCGCATCTGGCGCAACGACGAGGACGGCCGCGCCATCCTCCTGCACATCACGGACGCAGGCCTCGCCGCCATTGGCGTCGAGCCGGAGAGCCCCGACCTCGCGCCTACGGGCGCCGACGAGGCGCCAAGCGCGGAGCCCCCGAAAGACGCTCCCGCGGAGGCAGACCCCGCGCCCAAGGCGCGCACACCGCGCACGGGCACGAAGCAGGCGAAGCTGATCGAGATGCTCCGCGCCGAGGGCGGCGCGACCATCGATGAGATCGTGGCGGCCCTCGACTGGCAAGCTCACACGGCTAGGGGCGCCATGTCCGGCGCGCTGAAAAAGAAGCTCGGCCTGACCATCACCTCCGAAAAGGTCGAGGGAAGGGGGCGCTGCTACCGCATCGAGGACGCCTCTTGATGCCGCGTTTCAGGGTCAAGATCACCCGTGCCGTCACCGAAAGCACCTGCGTGACCGTCGAGGCCCTGTCCCCGGAGGCGGCGCAAGCCGCCGCCTTCGAGGCACTGGCCGAAATGGAGAACTCCGTCTGGACCCTTGATGAGGGTTCGTGGAATGCAGGCCATGCCTACGTCACCGCGGTCGAGACCACCGACGTGTGATGCCTCGCGCTATCGCCAACGCTCGAACAGCCGCCGCAACAGGTAACCGCGCACCAGCGAGACGCCGACGAAGGCCAGACCGATGGTCAGATGCTCCGCGAGCCCCGTCTCGATCCCGAACCACGGGAACACGACGATCTGCGTGGCGATGGCCAAAACGTAGCCGACGACAACGTTTGCCGCGGCCTCGACCAAAGACATGGTCCGGCTCTGCTTCATGCGGCCGCTTCCTTGTTCCCCGCAGTCTCGCCCAGCCGCTCGGCCTTCACCTCGGCGAAGGTCCGGCCGTCTCCATCGAGGATCGCGTCGCGGCCCGTGTCCGCCTGCCAGCGCTCGACGGCGACATCGACATAGGCTGGGCTGATCTCCATCGCGAAGACGCGACGGCCATTGGCTTCGCCCGCCATGATCTGCGAGCCGGAGCCGCAGAAGGGCTCGTAGCAGAGGCCGCCGCGCGCCACATGCTGGCGCATCGGGATCCCGAAGGCGTCGAGCGGCTTCGGCGTCGGATGGTCGGGCCGCTCGTCCCTGGCGAATGACGGCATCTCCCACGTCGAGGGCAGCGTTTCCTCCGCCACCTTCGGCGGCCGGTTCGGTCGGCGCCAGCCCATGAAGCAGGGCTCGTGCTTCCACAGGTAGTGCGACCGGGTCAGAACCCCGCGGTCCTTCACCCAGATGATCTGCTGGTGGACGAAGGCCCCGGCCTTCTCCCAGCAGGCCTCGAGCATCGCCTGGCGGCGGGAGGCGTGCCAGCAGTACCAGGCGGCGTCCTCGGTGATGGCTTCCGCCACGGCCGCCGCGATGAAGCCATCGTAGAGCTCGGCCCCCTGGCTCGAGTCGTCCCAGGTGACGCCATAGGACTGCGACCAGTCCTTGTTCCTTGTCGGGTGGTTCGAGCCGTCGTAATCGACGAGGTATGGCGGGTCGGTCGCGAACAGGATCGCGCGCTCGCCGTTCATCAGCCGGCGCACGTCATCGTGCGAGGTCGAGTCCCCGCAGAGCAGCCGGTGATCGCCGAGGATCCACAGATCGCCCGTGCGCGAAGCCGGATTGCGCGGCGGCTCGGGAATGGTCACCGGCGGCACCGAGCCCCCGGCCGCGTCGTCGAGGTCCGCCACCGCCTCTGCCAGCAGGCGATCCAGTTCCCCGTCCGTGAACCCGGTCAGGTCGAGGTCGAACTCGGCCTCGACGAGATCGCCCAGTTCCAGCCCGAGCAGCGCGTCGTCCCACTCGGCGTTCTCGCCCGAGCGGTTGTCCATCAGCCGGTAGGCGCGCGCCTGCGCCTCGGTCAGCCCCCTCGCCACATGCACCGGGGCGGTCTCGAGCCCGAGCTGGCGCGCCGCCTCGAGGCGCGTGTGGCCGGCCAGCACAACCATCTGCTCGTCCACGACGATGGGCTGCCGCCAGCCGAACTCGGCGATGGAGGCCGCGACACTGGCCACTGCCTTCTCGTTGCGCCGCGGGTTGCGCGCATAGGGAATGATCTGCGCAAGCGGCAGGTCGATCACGTCCAT